CAATGATAAAATTGTTAAAGAAGGTAGACCACCCGTTGGTATGGGTGCTGGTATTAATACTGGGCTCGGTTATATTGGGGAAATGGGCTCCACTGCAAGACACTCATATGACATACTCGGAGATGCAGTTAGTACCGCGGCAAGAATAGAAAGCAAATGTAAAGAGTACGGATGTTTACTCCTTGTGGGCGGTGATACACATAAACATACTAAAGATGATTTCTTTTATTTAAAAGTAGATGACTTGGCAGTAAAAGGAAAAACAATTGGTATAGAAATATATACCGTACTTGATATTAAGAAAACTAAGTATGCTAAAGCAAAACAAATGCACGAAGACATGCACACACATTATCGCAATCAAGAATTTAAGAAAGCAATTAATCTATGTAACAAGTTAGCAGATGCATTTGAAGGCAAGATGTCAAACTATTATACTATGTGGATTGAACGTTGTAAATTCCAAATGACTCAAACACTTCCTAAAGATTGGGACGGAGTATTTATTGCTACATCGAAGTAGTTAGTCATCCGGAGTCCATTGCTTGACAGCAGTAAATAGATTTGCATAGTCAAGCAAATCAGATCTCAGTGTTTTTAAATGTGTTAACTCAAGTGGAGCTTGTAGACCCGAAGCTTGGTATAGCGGAAGATAGAAGTTTATAATTTTATCAACACGTTGTCGGTCAGTTAAAATTGCTTTCATTACTCGTTGATGCCATTCGTTGCTAGACACAATATCAAATAGCCAACCATGATGTGGACTATGGCTGTTAAATTTCTTAACCATTTCTTTTGTTTCGTAGTACACTGCTCGAACAGGATTTATATTTACTCTGTATTTTTTCATCACGGCAGGGTACACCCACCAGTGTTCTCTACAACGTTGGTTTTTTAAGAATCCTCTATACTCGTTCACCATGCTCTTTTCTAAACCATCTGCACTTTCCCTAATTTGCACATCGTAAACGTCCATTAAATTGTCTGCTATTTTTTTATGTTTAGCAGAAAAGTCTTCGTAGTTCTCCTTAAGGTCAAGAATCGAGAACGTACCGTCTAAAAATGTGTTGGGGATTGTATTGTGTAGTTTGAATTTATTGAGCTCAGTAGTCAAACGTATAGAGTCAAAATTTATAATATCCTTTGACATGCTATTACTTATCACATATTGATGGTTAGGGAGTACCTAGCACAAATTCTACAAAAAGGATCTCACCCCAATCCTTCATCGCCGCACCTTTCCGATCTCTTGCATAATGATCCGGCCCGGACATCGCGAAGTGTTTATTTTTTACTGCAAACCCACATTCCTGTGCAACCTGAGCGATACTGTTAATGGAAGCAGAATTTTCTGTAAGCAAAATTACGCAATCTGGCGCCATCTTATTTTTTATATTTGTAAAAAACTCTCTATGTGCATTCCAGTTTTTATCTATGGCCAATCTTATCCAATCTTCTTTTGAGTTAAACTGGACGTCTCCGGTTGGTAAATAATGGTATTGCCTGAATTGTGGAGGATTCCCAATTATTAAGTCGTAGTTGTCTTTTAAAATGGCTACGTTATCATTATGCACAGCAGTAGCATTATCGATATTATTGTCTTTAATGGTTTTGTGCATGAGATCGCATGCCGGCTCAAATTTTTCTAATAATGTTATATGATTGCATACATCACATGCTAACATTCCAAGCCCTAAAAAGCCTACACCTGAACACCAATCTAATGCATGATTAAAAGTTTTGTTTGGATGATATTTTTTAAAATAATCGAAGTAGGCCTGGATATATTGCGTCCCGCCACCATTAGTTTCTTTCGACCAGTAAATATGTGTGTCGTTGACTTTGTATGTCCAATTTATATCTAAAAACTGTTTCATATTGTATTGATGCCAAGAATAGTGTGCAGTTTATCTGTGCCCTTATTTCTGCCTAAAGTAGATCTTGCACCATCGTGTAATGGCTTAGGCCACCTACCAATGTCGACCCATGCATAACCAGAACTCTCGTCATTTAACGTAGGAATGAACTCACTTGGTACAACAGCAACGAAACTGTAATACATAAAGTTTTTGTTTCTACTTTGATAAACATCTATAGGATTTAATTTTTGTAGTTCTGGAACGAACCCAATCTCTTCTTCTAACTCTCGTTGTATACATTCAAACGGAGTCTCACCACTATCAATCATACCACCCCAAAAACCCCAAGTATTTTTATGACGCTTGTCACTGTTCCTTAGTTGAAACAGGCATCGCCCAGTGTCTTTAGCAAGAAACAAAACTCCTGCCCCGGCAATCCCTTCGAATGTTTTTACAGGTTCAGTTTCCAATATCCTGGGTTGTACTGGCCTTCGTGTGTGCTTGTCCATGCGGCGTTCTCGTATTTGTATTGTTTGTTTGTGTATAAGTTTTTAATGTATTGTACGGTAGTTTGAGTACTAGCATCAAGCGATACAATCCATTTAGCACCATCATATTCTATTATATCGTGAACATCTGCGTTAAAGATGCCCCAGTTGTCTCCAACAATTTCGTTAGTAAGTAAGTATCGTTGTCCAGTTGCAACTGCACTTAATGTGCCGTCTCCTGGATAATTTTCTAGAGGATTTACAATTCTTGTTATATCAGTTTGTGTTGTACTAGGTAATGTATCATTGTCTAATGTGAACACTAACTTAGCAGTATCAGTTACCGACCTAACAATAGTTCCTGTAATTAACGAGGCATATTCAATGTCGTTATTGATATTTAATTGTAGTGTACTTCCAGCTGTTAACGGAATGTCTGCAATGTTTACAGCATTTGAGCCAGCAGATCCACTGCTAGTTTGAGGTGCTAACACTTCTAATAAGTCATTCCAATTTGCTTTAACTGTAGTTCCATCATCGTAAACACTTTGTGCCGGTGTACCAGTCGGAGCACTCTTAAATAGTGTTGCTTCAGCACCATCTATACTTACCCAATAGTTATTTGGTGTGATAGTTTGAATTTCCATGTTACCGTCTATAGTTCTAAAGAAGTCGTAAATATCTGAATCGTACCCTAAATCACCAGTGCTGTCTGTCTTGTATACATTAGCAGTAATAGAGTTAATAATTTTTTGACGTTTAACTGCCGCCGGCGGACTTAGCCATATAGGCATAACAAATGTCAGTGTAGCAACATCAAGGGTTTCATCGACACCAGCTGGAATACTTCTATTGCTCCATTGTATGTCAGTTAATTCGACTTCGAATATATTAGCCCAATCTAACGGATTTGAGTTTTGTTGTAACTGTAAACTTGGATTGAATAATATTAAAATTTGTTCTAACAACTGTAGTTTCTGGTCAGTATTACTACTCCATACATCTACTTGCATTGTTAAGTTATAAGGTACAGGCATTATTCTATCTGTACTGTATAAGTTTCCTTTACCAGTGCCGTATGTTGAAGTATTGGAATCGTATGCCCTTTCAGCCACTTGCACTTTAGAAACTAGTGTTGGATCTTGTGTTCTGTCTCTAGCAATTAATAAACTTTGTATACTACATGCAATAAATGGAGTGCTGTTAATCATGTTCTCACCGCCTTTAGTAAGGATGTGAGCAACCATTCGACTCATGTCTGAATATCTAACAGGAGCCTTGTTGTAATATGTAACACCGCCACGTTTACCTTCTGAAACTTTAAATTCACCAAAGATCCGCATGAACTGTAGTAAGTATCTTCTTACCTGTGCGTCATAAAAATAATCCATATTTGCCATACTAGTCTGCCTTCGGTTTCACTATTTTACTGAGATTAGTTTTAACTGCATCAGTTGTACCATCAGTATTAATTCTTTGGTCATCGTTGTTAACAAACGAAGTAAGTATCTTATTAGCCGCTGACCATGCCGCTGTCTTATCATCACTAACCTTACGCCAAACACTCAAGTTCTTTAAGAATAATCTGTGTGGAGCAAAGTCTGTTCTTAGGAAGTAATCGCCTTCGTTTGCATCTACCGGGAATGTTGTGCCACTACCAACTATAGTTGCTCCGTTCGGAGGAGTACCATCGACATTAGGAAGATAAACTCCAGGCGTGTCACCTTCTACATACAAATGACCACCAGCTACATAGTCTGCATCATACGGTGTTTCTGACGCCGCCAATGCTTGAACTTTATCTGATATAGCAATCTCTGTGCTGTAAGTACTTAATATATTTCTTAAATCATCAGCACTTTCACCAGTGCCAAGTATGTCTCTGTACTCTGGACTATCTGTTATGTTAGTTAGTTTAACTCTCCACAAGTGGGGCCACCATCTTGCATCGTAGCCTTCTGCTGGTCTGCCTGCATCACTAACAACAAAATATCTGTTAACGGCTTCACCGCCACCAAGTAACAAGTCATCTCGTAAATGAGGTAGCTCAACGACATCACCTGCCATTAAACGTCTACCTAATAAACTAGCACATGTATTCATATGGAAAGTCATAAACAATGAGTCATTGTTAACAAACATACCAAATTGTGTTAAGTCAAAGTCTGGATCTCCGGGAGTATAACTGCCACGTAATTCGTAAATATCAGTATCATACTTCCTGTCTCGGTTTTCTAAAAACAGTACATCTTGTATATACAAGTCACCTGTTCCAGTACTTGCAGTGGTGTCATCAGTGTATGTTCCTATGTATTTGTGTACATAGACTCCTGTTCCACCCGCATTGATATTCTCGGCAATGATTCTATCTTGAAAATCATAGTCGTTTGTTTTGTTCTTGTTCCATAAACTTAATCTAGGCATAGCAGTATTTATCACTTTCTAAAGTTCTTGACACAAGACGTGATAACTACTATAATGTGTACATACGGAGAGTTGGCTGAGTGGTCGAAAGCGCCTCCCTGCTAAGGAGGTATATGGGTAACTGTATCGAGGGTTCGAATCCCTCACTCTCCGCCACAATTACTGACAAAAAAAGGTTGACTTACCCGTAAAATACTGTATAATAGTACACATATTAACGCAAAGAGGCAGTAGTAACATGGCATATTACACTCATACAGCAGATCCAATAGGCGTTTTCACTGAAAAAGAACACGGAAATTACTTTGAATTTAGTAATAATCCAGATAATTTTGCATTTTGCGAAGACCACCCACATGTTATATGGGTAGGATCTCATGGCGTTGCCGGAGACAGCGGACGCCGTTATGCAACTGTTAAGAAAACAGTTGCGTATGTGGTAGTTGATGAAGACGAGTTTGGACTTCCTGTTGTTGAGA